CGGCTCAAATATTGCTACTTTATATTTACACCGGACTCAGAATTTCCGAGTTATACGGCATTAAAATCGAGGATGTGCATCTAAAGGAACGATATATGATTGGTGGGTCTAAAACGGATGCCGGTAAGCGTAGAATCATACCAATTGCGGAATGTATTTACCCCATTGTATCTGCTTTCTATAATGAGGCCCTATTCAATCGTTCAAACGCGCTGCTTAAATCTCCAAGTAAGAACATATATCGTACTCACTTTACGAAAATATGCCAAGAACTTAACCTGGGTGAACATGTGCCACATGATACTAGGCATACGTTTATTACCATGTGCAGTAATGCAGAAATTCCGGAAATTATCGTTAAGCACATTGTTGGCCACTCCACCGCCGGGAATATCACACAGGACGTTTACACACACAAGACCACGAATCAATATGTGGAAGCTGTGAATAAATTACCTACCTATGATGACCTAATAAAGGGTGAGCCACGGGTGAGCTACCGTGAGGAAATATAGCAATTTTTGACAATTTTGGAAAAGCAAAAACCCAGTAAACTACGTGTTTACTGGGTTTTTAACTTTGGACTAATCCCACGCGAACGATAGTTTCTGGGCTTCCAAAGCACTGATTAATACTGAATTTATAGTATTATAGGGTGAGCCACGGTTGAGCTACCGTTCTAAATTCTAACAAATTATAAACGTTTATCGTTTCAATTATATAGTATATTTACAAGACAATCAAATGCTTTCGTCCACAATCTCATATGATAATAATAGATTATCGATGAGACCTCGTACACCTTCCTCGTTATATTCCTTCGGATCAGAAATGACTTCCGCTCTTTTAATCTTTTGTCATTCTTTCGATAATCTTTTGAAATCAATCCATGAGTCCACCTGCTCATGCTCAGGAGATACGGATCACCTCTCAGTCATCGACGAATTGCACCTGCTAATCCAAATACACCGCTTACCACGGCCCATGTGTCACGTTGCCTTTTAAGGCGCTGTTCTGTTCGTTTGTTGCGTTTGATTTGCTCTTTCAATTCGTCTAATGACGTCGAGGCTTCGTTCAATTTCGCTTCTTGCTGCGTCGAGATATTCGAGGCCCTCGCCAATTCTTGCGCTTGTTTCTCGTTGATTTGTTTCAAGTCGCTCAACGCTTGCCCCTGTTTCTCGTTGATAGTCTTGAGCCTGCTCAATTCGTCGCCCTGCGTCGCTGTTAAGCTGTTGGCTTGCTGCAATGCTTGCTTTGAGTTGTTGATTGAGCTTTCGGCTGTCATCAAGCGCCCTTTGAGTTCGTTCCAACTGCTCACGGGTACGCTGATAGTCGGCTCTTGTGTCGAGGTACCCTCCGATGAGGCTGCATGCGAAACAGATGATAAGAACACTAAGCATACCAAGAATAACGCGCTTACGAGTAATCGCAGATATAATTTTGTTTTTGAAAGTTTCATACATGGTAACTCCTTCCTAAATCGTACTACCCCACTGAGCGCCCCACCATCGAGCAGTGCCTCGTAACCAGTCGCCACCGCTCCATCGTTCGTCGCCTGCATGGCACACTAAGAGGTCCCATCGGTCAACGTTGGAGTCAGGACCGTAGGTGTTGTTAGGGTAGCCTGTCGGATCTAAATAATAGAGGTCTAGGCCGTCCTTGTTATCGGCGGCTTCGGCGTGTGTCATTTGATGTTGTATATCAAGTGGTACTCCCGCATTAATAGTTAATATGGCCATAATCTGTGTCATAGTGGCCAACTGTTCTTTTGTTGGTGGTTCGCTACCTAAATTATTTTCACTTACGGCGTCCCAACACGCTTCAATGGCAATACCTACAGCATTACTGTTACGCATGTAAGTGTGCTCCTTATAATCAGTTAGGGCCTCCATGTCGGTCCACATCGTGCCATCTCGGTCGATATTGATATGGTAATCTTTGAAGTGCTTACCACCTTTCACACCTGTCCAATGCAGGTAGGCCTTTTCAATTTTGCCGTACGCATCTAGCGCTAAGGACTGTAACTCGTCCATTGTAATTTGTCGAAACATTTATTTCCCCCTCTCGTCATGGTTAATGTCATCAGATAATTGTTGTATACTAGGTCGATTCATTGGCAACGTATTCGGTTCCTCCAGCTTATCTGGAATACCATTATGATTCTTATCGATGAACATACCGCATAATCCAACAATGGACATAAGCACTGATGGAACGAATATATGGTCAATGATAAGAATACCCTTATCGATAAGCTGATTAGCTTCAGGCGATACATAGCCTTTAATCGTCGATAATACATACTGGGCAACGACTAACACCATAGGTACTAGCATGACGAGGACCAATGCTCTCGTTGCTAATACTCCAGTTGGCCGTATGCCAGCTATTCGGATGGACTGATATGACCGCTTGATGCGGTTAATGATAGCTAACTTATCCATTACCCCTCCATGCTCTGATAATTTCTAGTACACCTTGGAATATCTTTCCAAAGTCGACGAGGTCATCTTCAACCATTTCGCGTAAGTTTTCGATAATTGACCAACATTCGGAGAAGAACGGAATCAGCATGAAAAGGAATGAAAAGATATGGTCCAGGAATAGTTCAGTATTTGGAATCGGGATATCCGGTAGCGATTCAAATACTACCGATAAGACCATCCACGCGGGGTACTGGACGCATAACTTCGTTAGTAAATCGGATCGTAAGCGTTCACTCATTAAGTACCGACGCTTCCGCCCTGTTGTAGCATCAACATATTTTCCTTTGCCCCATCCATACCATACGAGCGTTGTAAGTAATGTAATAGGTGTATTGTTCCTGTGGTTATCTTTGTTGTACCTAAGCACCTCCGTCGTAATGCGTTGCGCTGCGTCAATGAATAGCAGTACGGTCGTTAATATGATGATAACGCCCATACTGACTATATGCTCATGTGACACACCGCTAATGAGCATTACTAAAATGTCGTTCAATATATCCATTCACTCCCCCTAAGTGTGATATTTAATAAGGGAGAACCTACCCGAGCTTTTAGTACAAACGAATCAGTCAATGTCCGCCAAGCCTCGCCCATGAAATCAGTTAATTCTTGCATGTGTTCCCCCTGTGGTTCGATTGATTATAAATGGTCGGCCGGAGCCCCTGTTGTAACGTACCGATGTTCAGTGTCCGACCAAATCAAATCAGTATAGTTAAACTGCGTCGGCCGGAGCCCCTGTTGTAACGTACCGATGTTCAGTGTCCGATACCATAATAAATCGTTTGTTTTAAAGCTAATATCCTTAGGATTATTTACATAAATCGGAATTTGTTTAGCTGATACATTATCATTGATAGGCTCATTACAATATAAGACTACTGGAACGCTTGATTTAATCTGAATGCTAGAAATTGGCTTATTCGCCCATGATGTAGGGATAAACGTAAAGCCTTTACCTCGAATACCCGAGAAGTCTGTATCCTCGTAGTTTGTAGCGGTAATCTTCAAGGCGTCGCCAAATAATTCATATTTAATACCACTATCGTTTAGTGTAGCGTCAGCAGATGCGCCAGTTTGAATGCCAGCAATCGTATAGTCCGCCACTTTCGCACCTATGAAGTTGTGATATGTGAGTTTTATATCATCTTCGCCTAGAGGTGGAATTGTTACAGTACAAGCCCCAGTACTGTCGAGCGTGAAAGGTGTATCGTTGCCAACTACCTTAACGCTGTAATGAGGCTCGCCTGTTACTGCTACAACCTGTTGCCCTTGGATTACGCTCGGAATAGTCAACGGCTTAAATTCAGTCCGAGGAAACGGCTTGCCAATGTTTCCAATCATGGCTGTTAGTACATCGTCAATTTCGGCGCTTTCACACCACACGTTACCTTGCAGCAACAACTGATGAGCGTTGTCGGCCGTAGCACTTGCGCCGTCTCGTCCGTCCTCACCCTTATCACCTTTAGGACCTTTCAGGGCCTCTAATTGCTCTGGCGTAAAGTCCTCATATCGGAATGGGTCGCCTTTTGGGCCAGGTTCACCTTGAGGACCTTGTAAACCTTTTAAACTGTCAAGCCATTCCTGTTCAGTACCTCTGAACCCATGAGCCACCGCAATAGCGTAGGCGCTTTTACCTAAGCCCTCGATAAGTGGAATTGTAGTTTCCTTATCTAGTTTTAAAATTAATTCATTTGGTTCCATACCAAGTGCCTCCTTACTTGTGCATTGAAATATCTGGAACGATGGTGACTGTCCCCTGGCCAAGCTTAATCCATTTCTGATCATTGTAGATAAACGCGTCATACAGGTAATCACCACCCTTTAATTGGGCTTTAGCGGAATCCTTTCCGCTGATGAAGAACCCTACCTGTTTAGACTGTACCACAGGAGTTAACTCTAATTTCATATCATCATATGGCCGTTTACGAATTTTGCAGACGGCCTGGTATTGACTTAGGTCCATATCGGAGCCAGGCGGTACGACGTAGGTCATACCAAAGTCCTGCCCTGCGTATATTGTGATGTCTAATTCAATCATAAAGGCCTCCTTAGATTTCAGCTAGGTCAACGGATTCGGGGAAGTGCTTATGTTGGTCTAGCTCGGATACGATATATTGGAGTGTTCCTGAAAACTTTGTTGGCCTAAAAAAGTTAGGTGGCAAACTTGCAGACGGATAGGCATACACTACATTTCCGTCAAATCCTACATACTGACCAGGTACCGCATTAACTACTGTTAACCCTAATTTAGTAACCTCATAGGTATGAGACTCCTTGAACTTATCCGAGGTAGTATCCGCCTCTGTGTAATGTTTAAAGCATGTATCCTTAGCGCGGATATAATAGTTAGCGCTGTTAAACACAGGCTTGCCTTTCTCGTCAAATACTTCCATGCCGTACGTTTCAGATTTTGAAACCTTATTTGAATACACATAGATTTCAAGGCCTCTTAGGATACTCCCTATGTCAGTTGTATAGGGTACATAAATCCGGCATACAAATAGAGGTTTCTTTAATCCAGTAGCCGTATCAACTGCCATACGTTCGCCAGTTGATACCATTTCTATCGGCGAAGCAGAAGCCACAGAGTAAATATAATACTCATCAGGGTCCCTATGTGTGATTGGAATTGTAATGAGGGCCGTCGATGAGGTGGTTCCCGTTGCCCTAACATTCCTAGCTTGAGACTGCGAAATTCGGTATTCCCAATCGGGTGTAGCCCCCGAGCCAATATATGGGATTTCACCGGTACCGCTAAACGTTATCCTGTGCTTAAGAAATGCACAGGTTTGGCTATCGTTGAGTAAAACGTTTTTCTTATTATTGATTACTTTTAAAATGTTCATTCGCATACTCCTATCATTAGCTTCACTTGACAAGGTCTACCGATATAGGCCTTATTGCCTGGCGCGAAAGTAACTGTATCGCCGTTAATATAGCTGACATAATCACCTTCATAGTCATTCGAGCCACAGGTACCATAATATTCACGAAGTGCGAATAGCTTTTGCCCTTCAAATATGTCAGTCTTGACCGAGAACTCAGGCTCAATAGTTGTGAGTTCCTTAGTCCAAATAATCTTGGTAAGCCCTGTAGATAAGTCTGCTACAGTCTCGCCATGCTCATCAAATACTTGTATTCCAGCTGGCACAGTATCACCTTTCTTTCTAAACAACGAAGTCAGCTTTTCTTTTAACCATTTAATTAGTCGTCCCATAGTCCTAACCTCACTCTCAGTACATTGTTATCATCGAATACTTGAATTAAGTTATCGGATATCTCAACCCGAGCGCCACTCGTTTTAGTGCGGAGCGTACCAATCGTTGCCGTAATAGCGTCTAAGCTATTTACTTTTAGCTTATCCGAGGTAACGCTATCCGCTTGAAGTTTATCACTGCTGATGGACAAAGCTTGTATCTTATCCGCGCTTACCGAGTTAGCTTGGAGCATGCCCTCCGTGATGATGTTATTATCGAACAGTGCTTGGCCAGTTACGTGTAATAGCTTGCCATCAATTCGAGTACCTTCCGGGGATAAGTTAATTCGGCTAACGATATCCTGGCCATCCATGTTACCGATAGCGTGGGTTACCCTAAGGTCGATACCCTCCGATAATGTAGTAATTTGACCGGATAGGTTCTTATTAAGGTCAGATACTTTTTGGGTAATGCCCTTATCAAGTTGAACCAATTTAGATTCGAACCCATTAACAGAGGTTTTCATCGTTCCAACTTCAGAACTCATCGCTTGAATTGATTCGTCCATGGCTTTTAGCCCTAATGCTTCCGCGTCAAGTAGGCTCTTGTCAACTCTGTCCTTAATAGTGACCGACTTCTCAGCGACTAAGCTACTACCGAACACGTCGACATATTCACACCGCACACGATATACCCCGGCTTTATTAGAGTAGGTGAGCATGCTAGACGTTGTCTCTAAATCGTCCGTACGATCATCACCAATAACGTGGCAACGGATTACATATGCCTGTGGAGGCTTCGCCCCAAAGTAGAGGCTGAACCCTCCAAGTTGGTCCTTGACCTCGAACGTAGGCGCCTCTAACTGTGGCAAGTTATACGAATATGTTGCTGGCGTTGAGTACTTGCCTAGCGTACTTCGTGCGTACAAGTACACCGTGCCGCTTCGTTTCGTAAGCGGTAAGTTAGCTGAGGTACCTTTCACCTTCGCAAGTAGCGCGTTGGTATCCTTCCCTGGGTCATTATCGGTGCGTAGTTCATAATAGTCCACGTCAGCGTTCAATACATCGTTCCATGATGCGGTGGCGTGGTCCTTAAAGGTTACAGTAAAGTTCTTAGGCATATCCGGTACTTCGTCCATCGCCTTGACTACGACGTCAACTACCTGGGCAGTATCTGAACGATTACCGAACCTATCCACGGCCACGGCCTTAATCTCGTATTCTTCACCAGGGCCTAATGCCTTGATAATAACCTGGCTGTTACTGCTACCCGCATACTGCCAATCTTGACCGGTGATAGCTTGGCCGTTCTTAGATTTGAGCTTGTACCACACCTCAGCACTATCAAAGTTGCCAGGATTAGCCGGTGGTTCGAACATCACTTGAAGGTCATAGTACACGCTCTTATCAGCGGTTAGGTTATAGCGGCTAATGACGTGTAGGTTCTGCACGTCACCAGGCGCTTGTATCTTAGGAATCACGATTTCCTTAGTAACCCCTGTAGTGAGTTGTCCTAAATCGTTAATCGCTTGCACCTTAACCTCGTAGGTAGCGCCTAATAGTACATCGGATATCTCCGTGCTATTAGGTGATGCGGGGAAGTTCCCATCATATTTCCAGGTATCGCTTTTAGCGTTTCGATAGTTAACCACTACGTTGGTTATCTTGCCATCACGTGGCAGTTGCCAGCGGACAGCGATTCGTGAGTACATAATGCCATTAGCACCATATACGTCACTTACGAGGCCTATATCCTCGATGTCGCTACCCACCTCAGACTTATAGTCGATAACAGGAACAGAGCCATCATCGCTCGTATATACTTCTGGATAGTATTCCATACACTGTATCTTGCGGGTAAGGTCTGTACCGCCTTCCGTGATAGCTAGCACTCTAAACGGTTTAGCCGCTTTGGTTAACTCACCAAAGGCGTACACGCTACCTGGTTCAACTGCAATTGATTCCTTAACCGTTACGTTACGGCCAATCACGCTGAGTACTGTGAACGTAGTCACCGCATCGGTAGCATTGTTACGGATTAGTAGTTGGTACTGCTTGCCAGGTAATGCCGATACTTCCTTATCAAGGGTAATAGTACTACCTGTAACCGATACCACTCGGCCACCTTCACCCCATTCAGGTACGTCATGTTGAATAAGAATGATATCCCCTATCGTACATGCTATGGCATCGGTGAAGGCTTCGATAGATACAGTACGCACCTCGAACTTATTGCATCGTAGGTAGTGCTTGCCATGTTTGAACGCTTGGTCTAGGCTAGTACACCCCATGAGCTCAATTTGTGCAGGGTTGGTAAGGGTATCCGATTCATCGTAGGTATCGCCATACACGGGGATAACATCGCGCTCGTAGTCCTTATCCTTATTAAGGAAGGAGATTTCCACGGAGTTGGCACGGCTTTGGATACCTTGGAACTCCTCGGAGAAACTGCCTTGCTTAATGTTGGCCACCGTGAATAGCTGCACCGGTGTTGACTTATAGTCACTAACACAGGTGAATCTAGTTCCCTGTGGAATGACTTTACCTCGCCCTACGTTTTCCGGATATTTGAGCGCATCCCATAACCTACTAGCGCTATCGTAGATATAGTTGAACGTGAATCCGTTCTTATCGCAGTTATTGGCCCAAGCCTTAAATGCATCGTAGTCCATACGTCCATGAGGTTGGCCAAACACGACGTATTCATCGCCGAACTTACGAGCCATGTGAAGTAGATCATACGCCGCCCATGCCGGGTTATCCGCGCGTTGGATTTCGTACTTTTGTTGATATGGGTTGAATACGTACACGGCGGAGCGTTCTTGTATCCAGGATACTTCAGGGTCAGAGCCGTTAAGTTGAGAAGTGGCCAAGGCTTTAATGCCAATAAGTGCTTTACCTGGATGCACGAAGTCATCGTATATAATCTGCGTCAATTGGTTCCAGTACACCTTATTGTTGTATCGGATTGAGTTGCCATCCTTACTAGAACAACGAACACGGACTTCATACTGCGCCTTATCAAGGTTATCGAATCGGTACACACGATAGAACGCGGTGTTAGTAGCCTCTGTAACCTTGCCCTTATAGTCGCCTTCAGCGATTTCTGCATCAGACTTTTGACGCGTGAAGGACCATCCGTCACCGGATTTCTTAACGAAGGCCTGCATGCCCTTTTGGTTGGAGAGCGGTAACTTATGCCACTCCTCGTCCTCCCCGACTTTCCGGATTTCCGCATCAAGAGTAACCGATGTAGCGTCCATTCCGCCTGTATCATTGGAATAATACAAGCCATTAGGGAAGCTGATAGTTAACTCGATAGCATTGCACGCGTCGCCTTGTACACGTTGTGTACTCCACCCGGTTTTAAGTTCGTAGTTGAGTACTTGGTCTGCATAGTTATCATTGAAGTTAGGGATAACAGTTTGGTCGTTGGTACCTAATCGGATATCTACTTGCACATCCTGGTAGTTACTAACAGGGTTAGCATTGATACGGATATCCTCGATTTTGGATAGCTCGCCTTCACCGGCGCAATACAAGAGGTTGAGGTACTGCTTTTCACCGTCACTGATAATGTGACGCGATAAGAGGAGCCCTGCGCTCTTCATACGTCCGTATGTAACGGCTAGAGGGTACCCTTGACCGGTTACAGTTTTTGCCCCTCCCCATCCATAGGTATTAGCCTGTGCGGAGTCCGTATGGGACCGGTCAGCCTTTGGTTGGGTTAACTTATTAACGAGCATATTGCCAATCATACCAATGGCCATGGAGAGTACTGTGCGCCATATTAGACTTTGGATACCAAATATCGCGCCACTTGCGATACCCCCGGTTGCGATACTAAGGCCGATGGTTAAAATAATTCCAAAGAACTTACCGTCAATCTGTGGCATGGCCACAATATAGTCACCATCGTTAACAATGGTATCAAGCGTAGCCTCTTGGCCATTAATGGAGTACACCCAGTCGCCATCTTGTTTAGCGTAAAAGCTTAATGGCATGTTTGCCTTATAGGGGCGGTATTGTGTTTCATGCTGATCCGGTTTAAACGGATTCCTTACTAGCACTACATTAATCATTGGCTACTCCTTTCTATCGTATATATATTTAAGCCTAGGAACGTATTTAGAAATATGTTCGATACATACACCGCTTGGCTTAGTAGCGTGAATGAATCTGCCATCACCTAAATACACACCTACGTGGTCGAGTTCCTTACCTTTAAGAGAAAAGACCAGGACACTGCCCTCTGTAGGTTCCTTGACCTCTTGCCACTCGTCCATAGGAATATCTGTATAGTTTGGAAGCGTAACACCGTTACGGCGATACACCTCGGCCACTACATCCCAACATTTCAGCTCCTCAAATGGAGTGCCAAGCATATCAGACATATCACTTGTTAGATGCATACAGACCTCCCTGTGGAATCGTTGGCTCGCCTCCGAATCGAACGCTATTACCTAGTGCCCGACATCGTGACAAAGTCTTATTACACTCGGTCTCGGTGCCCTTATATCCGCACTGAACACCTTTGAACTTGAAAGGGCAAAAGTCCTTCATGATGCGGACTAAGGGGAACCGACGTGTGAAACTAAAATCCGTACCTAGTGTGAACTCCATCCATTCTGCATTAGCAACGGAGCCTGTAATAACGAAGTGTTCTTCTACTTCGCACACATTTGGTATATTTGTATTTATTACACGGACAATGACATTCGCACCTGTGAACCCTTGATTATCCTCCGCCAGGCGTTGGATAGTCCGTGTCACATTGGACACGGACAATTTAACGTTTGGAAGGTCAGTCGAGTTATGGTTGACATCCGCTAATTTGAACGGAAACGCTATGTACTTGTTCCCTTGGAAGGTAATATCCTCGGTGTTATACACGAGCCGTACGATATCGCCTTTGTATTCGATATCAAGGAGCATGAGCCATACACCTATGGCGTCTATTTTGTTTTTCTCCAAGATAGAAGCTGTTGAAAGTGTTAACATGTTATGCCTCCTGTAATTTTACGGTACCAACCCATATGCCGTAGTCATTCGCTGCGAAGTCTAACTGATCACTGAATCGTACCTGGATAGTTTCCTTCGTTTCAGGGTTCGTCCAGTCGAATACTGTCGAGCAGTTGACTTCGTCGAAGAACGCTCTTAGCCGTAAGTACTCGGAGGTGGGCACCTTATAATTCACGTTGTATGACCGTAAGGCCTTAGTAGTCTTACGGCGACTAATAATCGTCATATTCTCCACTTGGCCCTTATAGGTCATATCCGGTGTAGTTTCTTGAATTGGATATATTGGATATCTAATATTTGGAAATGTTGCCATGATTAACCTGCGGCTGCTTTAATTGCATCCCGCGCACCTCCTTTATTATTTGTTACGGCCTTAACCATTACATCGATGATGTAATTTTCCCCATCAAATCTCGAGCTTTGTTGCTCAGATTCAAGGGCTTGGCCAGATTGGTTGATGATGTTAACAGTAACGTTATTCCCCTGATTACCACCTAGCATCTTACGTGTTTGGCTTGCGTTATAGATACGATGTGAAGCGTTGAATTGAAGGAGTTCCGGACCGTTTTCACCGACCAATGTCATACCTGTAGGCGCTACCCCGCCGGATGCGAACTTAGAGAACCCTCGACTACTGAACGCTGAACCAAAAGACCTACCTGTGGAGAAGGTACGCCCTCCTCCGCCAATATTTCCTATACCTCCAGCTAATCCCCCGAATAGCCCTTGTAGTTTAGGTTGTATATATTGTTGGAAAGATAGTTTCACCATCATCTTGATAATGCTGTTCGTCATATCCTTGAATATGCTAATAAGCCCCTTACTAAAGGACTTCGTACCCGTGGCCATAGCCTCGAGATTACTTGTCCACGTCGAATTGATATTACTCATGGTACTATCAAAGGTCGACTTCGCAAGGTCAGCATAATTCACGGTTTCCTCTTGATATTGACGCGCTGCTTCCTTCAATCGAGATTTCAAGTTACGCCCTGCCATCTCCCATAGCTTTTGTTGGGCCTCAACTAGGTTCTTCTCAATCTGTAGCCGTTGCGTAGCCGTCATCTGTGCATTAGCTAGCTCGTCCTTCGAGTAGTCGATGTAGGCTTGCAGTTGTTCCGCCAAGATGGCATCGGACTGGTCTTGCGTAAGGTGGCCAAGTTTCACCAGGTTGGACTGATGATCTAATGCTTCAGATGTTTGTGTGTAGGCAAGCTCTCTGATTTTCTGCTCGGTATCGGCTACGAGTTTCAATCGTTCCGAGGCTGGCGGAAAGAGCCGGCAAACGCGGCAAGCGGCGATCCATAGCAAAGACGCCGCAATGGAGCAAGTTTATAACATCGACAATCGATGTCGTATCCTCTGCTGAAAGAACCGATTTCGGAAGATCCGCCGGCGTAACTTCGAATACGGCATTCGGATCCGTTTC